CCACGATGCCCTCGACGACGTACCAGTCGCCGCCCACCGGGCCGGGCCAGGTGTCGCCCAGCTGCACTGCGTTCTGCCCCTGGCCGTCGATGATCGCCTTGCCGTCGTGCTGGGCCTTGATGGTGATGGGCCGCCCGGGCTCGCCGTTGCGCTGGTTGGGGCGCATCTGCTGCTTGTAGACCCCATCCATCAGGATGAGCGTGTCACCGGGATAGAGCGCCCGCCACGCCCGGTTGAAGGTCGCCCAGGGCGCGGCCTCCGTGCCAGGGTTGCTGTCGATGCCGGTGGGCGACACGTAGTAGGTGCGGCCGCCCGTCGGTGCCGGCGTGGCGGTGGCCGTGGGCCGCGGTGTGGGGAGCACGGTCGACGTTGCGGTGGGCGCCGGCGGCGGGGTGCTGGTGGCGGTCGGCTGAGGCGTGGGCGAGGTCGGTATTGCCGTAGCTGTCGCGGTTGGGTTTGGCGGCAACGTCGGGGTTACGGTCGGCGGCGGGGTCTCTGTTTCCGTCGACAACACGTAGGCAATCCTCACGACCGGTGGCCAGGTCGTTTCTCTCGTCCACATCTGTTTGCCGCTGTGGTACTGGCCTGCGGCCGTGGCCAGCAGCGCCGACACATCACCCCGGCCGGCAGCCGCAGCCCGGCGCACGAGCTCGCTGACGTCGAACGTCACCGGCAGCGGCGGGCTGCAGAAGCGGACACCGTCAGCCATGCACGTATCAGGTACAGGCAGGACGTTCAGCCGGCCCACATTCTCCAGTGCCTGCGGCACAGTATCCCAGCCGACGGTCAGTTCATCCCACGGCGCGGTTACCTCGTAGATCTGATGCACCGTTTCCCCAGACCCATCGGGGTCGTACCCCCCGCCATAGCCAGGGTCGCCGAAGTGGTGCATCGTCAGTGTGGCGCTGACGACTTTTGCGCCAGCAGGCAGTGTCGGCATCTGCCAGCGTACCAGGTGCTTGGCAAAGCAGGGCCAATCTGCGACATCCCACTGATTCTGCACGATTGCGTACGGTGACGACCCCCAGTTACGGCTGCCCCACGTGCCGAAGTATCCCGGCCAGTCGGGTGCGCCGCAGTCGGTGCCGCCGCCCACGCCAGCGTCGGCCGAGAGGGGCACTTCGAGCACCTGGCGGCCTTGCACGTCGATGCCGCCATACGCAGGCAAGCCCCAGTGCAGGGTACCCTCCCACACGTAGCCGTTGCGTTCGATGCGCAGGGGCCACCTGTCGCCAGCCTGCGGCAGCCCGCCGACGGTCGTCCAAGGCACCAGTGCCGAAGCGCCCCAGCCCCGGCACGCGTCGCCTGTGCAGCGCCCGTCGGTGGTGAACGGCGCAACCGGTTTGCCGTAGGTGGCCGCCAGACGCACGCCATTGATAATGAGGCTGATGGTGTCGTCGGGCGCAGCATGGTCGTCGATCATCTGGGCGCGGATGCGCAGCCCATCATTGGCGCCGATCAGCCTCACGTCGGCATAGCTGCTATCCGCCACCTTGCCCAGCCAGACCATGCTCCAGTTGTTGGCATTCAGCGCCGGGTCCCCGCTGACGACATCGAGCAAGGGCACGTTGACCCGGCCGCCGGTGGCCGGCGGCGTTGGCGCTACAGGCGTCGCGGTGGCGGGTGGCGGCATCATGGTAGCCGTCGGCGGGATCTGCGTCGCCGTGGCGGTAGGCGCACTTGTCGGCGCACTTGTCGGCGTCCTCGTCGGCGTGGGTGTGCGGGTCGGTGTCGTCGGCTTGCAGTCCAGCCGGAAGCCGCCGCCGTTGGTCGGCGTCTGTGTACAGGTGAGCGCCTGCGCCATGGCCACTGTCGGCAGCAGGGCCAGGACCATCGTCAGCAGTGCTACCACAATCGTTCGCTTCATTGTCCGCCTCGTCTGATAACAATGCATTGTCAGTCGTAACTAGCGGCGCCAGCGGCCAATCTCTGTCGCCACCTGGTAGGCCAGCGCATGCACGTCGATATCGTTCGCCACGGTGGCATAGACCGTCACCTGTGCGCCGCTCGCGCCAACCGCCATGTCATCCCACACGCCGCCGAGCTCGTCATTCGGGATGATGCTGCCGGAGCGGTTGGGGGTGAAAAGCTCCGGCCCACGCTCTCCAACCATGTAGGTTGTGCCAGCGGTCACCGCGCCGCCGGCTGCCATGCCGGGCAAACTCGGGAAATTGAATGCCGGCATCGCCGGCCACTTCCAGTTGAGCAAGTCCGCCAACCAGGCCGGCGCCTCGGGCAGCCCAGGCCAGCGCCAGTCGAACAGCCGCTGAATCCAGTTGGGTACGCTGGGCATCGCCGGCCACAGCCAGGCCAGCAGCGTCGTAATCCACGACGGCACCGCGGGCATCGCCGGCCACGACCATTTCAGGAGCTTGGCCAGCCAGTCAGGCAACGTGATGGAAAAGGCCAGGTCACCGCTCAGCACCGCTGAAATCGATTCGCCCATGACTTTGACTTGCGCAATGATGTCTTCTACCGCCGTCGCCGCTGCCGTCAAGCCCATGTCTTTAAGCGTGTTGACCACCGCATCGCCGACCGCGCCGCCGACGTTGCCAACCATCGTCGTGATGTTCGTCCAGGTGTCAGAGATAAACGTCTGGAACGCCGTAACGATGCTCTTCATACTTTCCCAGGCGGCGGTCCAGTCGCCGTTTGCAATGGCAACGATGGCCGTCGTAACCTCGCTGATTACCGTTGAAATTAGCTTGACGCTGTTCGTCACCTGGTCGATGATGGGGCCGACAATCCCCGGCAGGCGCTCGATTGCGGCCGCCATCAGGTTGACGCCGAAATCGGCAGCGATTGCAAGCCCGGCACCAAGCAGCATGACGAGCGGCGTAACCGATGTTACCAGCCCACCGAAGGCGGCACCCATCTCCTGCAAGGCAGGCAACAGTGGCGCCAGGCTGTCGGGCAGCCCCATGAAAGCGGTCTGCACACGCTCGATGGCCGGTGCGAAAAACGCCTGTAGCGTTGCGCCTATCATGGACAGTTGCGCCAACAGGCCAGTGAAGGCGGCCGTCCCCGTCGCAATCGCTCCCGGTAATGACGCCTGAAATACGTCAACCAGCATTTGCAACGTCGGCTGAATGGCCGCCCATGCCGCCGCGGTCTGCTCTTGGATGCCGCCAAAGTTCATGGCCCACGCTGCCGCCAACAGCGCCACGCCTGCGACAACCAGCCCGATCGGCGACAGCAGGAACGCCAGCGCCGTGCCGATGCCGCTAACCGCCAGCATGACCGGCCCGGCCGCTGCCAGCACCCCAGCGAAAGCCAGCGCCGCATTCTGCACTGGGGCAGGCAGCGCCGTGAACGAGGTAATCAGATCGGCAATGTAACGCGCCATGTCGCCGAGCATGGTCAAGAACGGCGTGCCGACGGTAATCAGCACGGAGTCAATCGACCCCTGCAGATAGTCCATTGCGCCATTCAAGCCCTTCATCCGCGCCGCCGCTGCTTCCTCGGCCGCTCCCGCTTTGGTGACGGCCGCCTCCATGCTCGCAAAGCCGTCGGCGCCCGCATCGGCCAAAATAGTCGCGGCCCGGATCGCATCGGCCCCGAAAATGGTGGTCAGCGCCATGTTGCGCTGCGAATCGGTCAGGCCGGCGGTCGACGTGGCGAGGTCGCCAACGATGGCTTCAAAGTCGCGCATGGACCCGTCTGAGTTGTAGACGTTCAAGCCTAGCGACGACATAGCCATTGCGGCGTCATCCGTCGGTGCGGCCAGGCGCATGAGCATCGTTTTCAGTGATGTACCCGCGTCACTGCCGGCAATGCCGGCGTTGGCCAACAGCGACATGGATGCGGTCAGATCTGACATGCTCTGGTTGTTGCTGGCGAAAATGCTGCCCGCCATTTTGAAGCCCATGGCCAGGTCGGTGACATCGGCAGAACTGGCATTCGCCGCCGCCGCCAGCATGTTTGAGACGCTCGCCGCCTCGGTGGCGTCAAGACCGAAAGTGTTGATGGCGTTTGCCGCAATCTCGGCCGCCTGCCCCACCTCCATGTTGCCCGCTGCCGCCAGGCTGAGCACGCCAGGCATCGCGCCCATGATGTCCTTGGTGCCCATGCCCGCTTTGCCCAGTTCCAGCATGGCATCCGCCGCTTCGCCGGCGCTGAAGGAAGTTTCCGCGCCGAGACGCAGCGCCTGCTCAGTCAACGCCTGCATGTCGCCGGCCGTCGCACCGCTGACCGATTGCAGCACGTTCATGGACGATTCGAAATCGCCGGCACTCTTCAGCGCCATCGTCGCCACGCCGGCCAGGGGCAATGTCACCGCCGCCGACATGGTCGCGCCCGCTTTGCCCAGTTTGCTGACCAGGCTCTCGGTCTGCTGCTGCGCTTTAGCAATGCCGGATTCGAAGCCGGATGCATCCATGCCCAGCTCGACAGCCATGCGTGCGATGGTGCCCACCTATTTGCCTCCCAGTGCTGCACGTGTCTTCGCTAGCATCCTGGCCACCGCGGCCTCTTCACTCTCCGGTTCAAACTTCGCCATGAAGTCCTGGGGTTTGAAGGGCTTGCCCTTCTTGCCCCGCATCGAGTTCGCCATCGTCGATGCGATAATGCCCGCCCGCAGATCCGCCCGGTCTTCGCCCCAGGGCTCTAGCTGCGCATAAGCCAGCCATTCGGCAAACTGCGCTGACGTCATCTCCGCCAGCATCGCATCGACGTTCGGGCGACCGAGGGCCAGGGCTAAGCGGTAAGCGAAGCGTCGCCCTGGTCGCCGTTGGAGTTTTTTGCGAGTTCGTCCACATCCTCATCACGCAACCCGTTGAGCCGCTGCGCTACCTGGAAGATGCGGTCGAGCGCCGCCGCACTTTTGCCGCCCAGCGGGAATTCATCCTCTTCGGCGAAGAGCCGATCGTTGGTCTCCGGGTCAATCAGGCACAGCAGACACAGCCGCGCCCGAATGTTGCGCAGGTTGGTCGTGACGCTTTTGCCGCGCCGCTCGACCGTGCTGGCCTCGAACCAGTCCCGTTCCGACGCGTTCAGCGTGCGCACCCGCACCCACGCACCGCCCCATTCAGGAATCTGGATGTCTTCGGTTTTCAGGTCGTTTTGCGCAAGGATTTCCGCCTTGCTCAGATATTTCTTTGCCATCTAGATCTAGCCCCCAAACGTCTCACGTGTTTTCCGGTCGGGGTAGATTGTCCCGTCCGGGTTGATGTGCCCACAGAAAATGCCAGTATCCACGAGAAACGGATAGTCGCTGTGTTCATCGGCAAATGCACCCCAGCCCGACCTGGTCAAATAGCCGCCGCGCATCACCCGCTTGCACCATTCCAGGTCGCTCGTGCCACTGGCCACGTTGGTGATGCCCGTCTCCGGGTTGTACCAACTGTAGCGCGGCGTATCGAACACTCGCCGCACCTTGATTCCGCTCAGCACGTACTCTTCGCTGTCCGCCCACATCGCTCGCAGCAGCCCCATGTGGATGAGCAGCGCCCCTGTCGGCACGCCGTCGCACCACACCAGGTCGCCCTTGCGCCAGTCGAGGAACGCCCCCTCGCCCATCCCCCGAAACACCATCGGCTCAGATGGGTACGCCCGGCTGAAATACACACCGCTCACCACCGGCGCCGGCGCCTCGCGCATGTAGCGATTCAGACGCATGAATGTGTCTGGGGGGATGATTACGTCATGCTCCAGGAGGAAGAGCCACTCCATGTCCATGCGCAGCGCCTCAGCCACAATCAGGTTCTGCGCGTCGGCCACCTGGTACCTCAGCGGCATGTAGCCTTCCATCACCTGGCGCTGCTCCGCCATGCTCCAGTTGAGCGGGATCAACTGGCCGTAGCGGGCCGCCACCCACTCGACGCGCAGCAGGCCGGTGCACGCCGTGCCCACCATCAGCCGGTTGGTGTAGCCAGGGTCGTTGCTGTCCTGCACGATAATGCGGATGGGCCGCACGGGGCTATCGTTTGCCAAGCAGCACCTCGATGTTTCCGGCGCAGTCCCACGCCATGTCCCGAATCTGCCACGGCTCCGGCTGGTAGCGCATCCACAGCTTGCTCTTGTGTTCCGGGTCAAAGTGGTAGAAGGTCGCCTCCGTGCACGGGTTGCAGGCCGCCGGGTCGCCGGCATAGCGCTGATTCACGCCGTAGTAGGTCACGATCAGCAGTTCACCGCCCGGCACAAGCAGCCGGTGTACCTCGTTCATGAACGCCAGGAACCCGAACCTTGCCGGGTTGATGCGGGCGACCACGTGCCCGGCAAACGCCTGCAGTACGCTTTCGCTCTCCAGCGGCCACGGGTACTGTTCCAAATCCCACGGTAGCGCGACGGCGGGATGCGCCCGGTTGTCGATGCCCAACCAACCGGGACGCGTCGCCGCCCCACTGCCGATGTCGAGTCGAAAACCGCTGGGCGCCGTCATCAGGTGCCGTAGGTCCAGGTTGCCGAGCCGCTGGTCTCGATGGTGACGCTCATCGACAGCTTGTCGTCGAAGGGCGCTTCAAAGCCGGCTGACTTAACGAAGCCCATGAATGCAACCTTATGCACCGGTGTACCGGGGAAGGTGATCACCCAGGGACACACGATGCGCTGGTCGCGCAGCCACAGAATACCGCCCGACGTGGCACGGTGGGTGGTCTGCTGCGGATCGAAATTCACATCGAGCGTCACCTGGCCGGCGTCGATGAAGCTCGCCACTTTCTCACGGTAAGCTGACCCGCTGTCGTGCGCCGTTACGTCGATGGTTTCGGTCTCGCCGTCGAGCCCGCTGATGTTCGTCACGTTCACCAGCGTGCCGGTTGTGGCCGTGCCGGTTGTAGTGCCGAAGTTGACGACAGTCCCGAACCCCGCCTTTCCACTCATGTCATACCTCCTCGTACTGAATCATGAAATCCAGCGCCACCGCATTCCGGCTCGCCTCTGGATCGTCCAAGTCTCTTTCGCCGACACACAAACACGAACCAATGGTCAGCGTCCCCCATGTGCCCTTGAAGCCGTCGAGGCGCTCCCGCACCACACTGGCCACGCTGTAAGCCACCGCCGGCGTACTGCCCCAGCACGTCACCTGCATGCGTGCCCGTGGCAGCCCGTCCGGCCCAGCCAGGTCGTGCAGCCGCCGGGTGTCGATGCGCTGGTACACAATGGCCGGTAGCGTCGGCGCCTGCGGCAGCATGCGCGCATGCATGCGTGTGCCCACCAGGCCGGCCACCGCCACCCCTGCCAGCGTATACGTCCGCAACTCCGCTTCGAGCGTCACTGCACCTCCGCGACCGATAACGCGTTGTTGTCAGTCGAACAGCCTCACCGAATCGACTCCACGAAATCCCGCACGGTAGCTTCGACGGCCGCCAGGATCTCCCCTTCATGCTGGTCGAGGGCCGGCCGCATGTATGGCTGGGCCGCCATCCGACTGGTGCCAAAC